TGGTTGATTCTACGGTTATGGCGCTTATGCGGTTTAGGCAGGGCGGATTTATAAGACTACCTTCAGATGAGCCAGAAGAAACTAAATACTTCTCTAGAAGAAGTGTCGGATATTATTAGAGGTTAAAATGGCTATTGAGAAAAGTTTGTTAGCGGAAGCTCCTGAAGGCGAAAACCTTACAGGTGAAGAGTTAGAGATTGAGATTGTAGATCCTGAGATGGTTACGTTGGATAACGGTGATGTAGAGATTACCCTTATTCCGGGTGAAGAAGAAGACATGACCGAGTTTGATGCTAACTTAATGGACATGTTAGATGAGAAAGAGCAAAATATTTTAGTAGACGAGCTTATAGGTTTAGTAGAATCTGACATACAGAGCCGAAAGGATTGGGCTGAGACTTATGTAAAAGGACTCGACATCCTTGGATTTAAGTATGAGGAGCGTACTGCACCGTGGGAAGGAGCTTGCGGGGTACACTCTACTGTATTAGCAGAAGCAGCTATTAGATTCCAAGCAGAAGCTATGTCAGAGACATTCCCTGCACAGGGCCCAGTAAAGATAAAAATCTTAGGTAAAGAGACTCGTGAGAAGGAAGAAGCGGGTGAGCGCGTACGTGCGGATATGAACTACCAACTTACAGATCGCATGGTGGAGTATCGTCCGGAACATGAGCGTATGTTGTATAGTTTAGGCCTTGCAGGTTCTGCATTTAAGAAGGTTTATTTTGATCCTAATATGGGTAGACAGTGTGCTATCTATATTCCAGCAGAAGATGTAATTGTTCCATATGGAGCATCTAACATTGAAGAAGCGGAGCGTGTTACTCATGTAATGCGTAAGACCAAGAATGACTTGCGTAGGCTACAAGCTAATGGCTTTTATGCTGATGTAGATATGGATGAGCCCGCATCATACCAAACAGACATTGAAGAGCGTAAGGCTGAAGAAGCTGGTTATCAGATGTCTAGCGATGATCGTTACACCCTGTATGAGATTCATGCCCACCTTGTTATTGAAGGTATTGATGATGAAGATGATCTAGCTAAACCATACGTAGTTACTCTAGAGCGCAGTACAGGTGAATTGTTATCTATTAGACGTAATTATGAAGAAGATGACGAGCTAGAAATGAAGCGTCAGCATTTCGTACATTACTCTTATGTGCCCGGGTTTGGATTCTACGGCCTTGGACTTATACATATAATAGGTGGGTACGCTAAAGCAGGAACGTCGATTATACGGCAATTGGTAGACGCTGGTACGTTATCTAACCTTCCGGGCGGATTAAAGTCTCGTGGGTTACGTATTAAGGGTGATGATGAGCCTATCGAGCCGGGCGAGTTTAAAGACGTAGATGTGCCGTCAGGTAGCATACGTGACAACATTATGCCGCTACCATATAAAGAGCCTAGTCAAACGTTATTAGCGTTACTTAATCAGATTACTACAGAAGGTCGTAGATTAGGTGCTGTGGCTGATATGGACATTTCTGATATGTCTGCGAATGCGCCAGTTGGTACTACCCTAGCTTTATTAGAGCGTGCATTGAAGCCTATGGCTGCTGTACAGGCGCGTGTGCATTATGCGATGAAGTTAGAGTTCCGTATGTTGAAAGAGCTTATGGCAGAGAATGCGCCAGAAGAGTATGGATATGAGCCACATAGGGGAGAGATTACTGCACGTAGAAGCGACTATGAGATGGTCGAGGTGATACCAGTAAGTGACCCTAATAGTACGACTATGGCACAGCGTGTAGTTCAGTATCAGACTGTATTACAAATGTCACAGCAAGCCCCACAGATATATAACCTACCCCAGTTACACCGTCAGATGATTGAGGTGTTGGGTGTGAAAAACGCGGACAAGTTGGTACCTACGAAAGACGATGTAAAACCAACAGATCCGATCAGCGAGAACATGAGTGCGCTAACCGGTACCCCTATAAAAGCGTTCTTAAATCAAGACCACGAAGCCCACATTGCTACGCATACTGCGTTCATGCAAGACCCTACAGTTATGGGTTCCTTGGGCAAAACCCCTGCAGCGCAGCAGATGATGCAAGCGATGCAAGCGCATATAGCAGAGCACGTTGGATTCCGTTACAGAGCACAACTAGAGAAGAAACTAGGTGCACCGTTACCGCTACCAAACGAAGAGCTAGTACCAGAGATAGAAGTAGAACTCTCACGTCTAGCTATGGAAGCAGGTCAACAGACATCAGCGGAGAACCAACAGAAACAAGCGCAACAACAAGCGCAGAAGAAAGCTCAAGATCCTATTATCCAACTCAAGCAACAAGAGATGCAACTCAAGCAGCAAGAAGTGCAACTCAAAGCGCAGAAAGACCAGCTTGAGGCTCAGATCAAACAAGCCGAAGTACAACGTAAGGCTCAGAAAGATCAGATGGATAACCAAATCGACCAACAACAACTGGCTATTGATCGTCAGGAGTTGGAGATTGATGCCCAGAAAGCGGGCGCAAAACTGGCGGCAGATAGACGTGCCACCACCAATAAACTTGACCTAGAACTATTAAAGACTGAGGTCAACGCAACTAACCAAAAACGTAAGGAATAACTTATGGCTACTACCGTCTTAGACGTGCTGATAGAAAAGATAGATGATGGTGTAAGGAACACCGAATACTATCTTGCTGCAGGCAATGCTAAAGATTTTGCTCAATATAAAGAAACTGTGGGTGTAATCAGAGGCTTAAAATCTGCAAAAGACTTCATTGCAGACATGCAAACACATTTGGAGGATGACGATGAGTGATTTAAAGATTGTTCAGAAAGATCCCGAAAATGAGAAGGAGCTTGAAGAAGCGTTACCGACTCCTGTTGGATATAGAATACTTGTAGCTTTACCCGAAGTAGAAGAAACTTTTGGAGAAAGCCGCATTATAAAATCTAGCAAAGAGCAACACTTGGATCACGTTCTATCTACTATTGGTTTAGTGGTAGATATGGGTACAGAAGCCTACTCTGACAAAGAAAGGTTTGCTGCTCCGTGGTGTAAGGAAGGTGACTATGTAATGTTCCGTGCCAATACTGGTACGCGATTTAAAGTGGGTAACACCGAGTTTCGTTTAATGAATGATGATTCAGTCGAAGCCGTTGTATCCGATCCCCGTGCTGTAGCACGAGCGTAATAAGGAGAGTAACATGGGTTTTCAAAAAGTAGAGTTTGAGTTTCCTGATGAGAAGGAAGAAAATAATGACCTCGAAATCGAGGATTCTGGGGCAGTAGAAATTGATGTCTCAGGTAAAAAAGAAGCAGATGATTACAAAGCGGAGCAAGAAGTCGAAATAGAAGTAGTAGACGACACTCCTAAGAAAGATCGTAATCGTAAGGCATCTGAGGCTCCAGAAGATGTTACGGAAGAAGAGTTAGAAAATTACTCTGAGAAAGTCCGTAAACGCATTCAACATTTTAGTAAGGGCTACCACGATGAACGTAGGGCTAAAGAGACTGCTGAACGTGAACGTAAAGAGCTTGAAAAATACGCTAAACAGTTAGCTGACGAGAACAGAGAACTGCATGAGGTCAAAACAAAAACTCAAAAAGCGTTACTAGAAAGTTCTAAAAAAGATGCTGAAAAAAATGTGAATGTGGCTAAGTACGCATATAAGAAAGCGTATGATGCTGGAGACGCGCAAAAAGTTTTAGATGCACAGGAAAAACTAACAGATGCTAAGATAAAGTTAGATAAGTTAGGAGATATATCTTTACAAGAAGAAGAAGTTCCTGTACAAAGGCAAGAAGAGGCAGTACAACCTGACGCAAAAGCATCAGATTGGGCAAAAGAAAACGCTTGGTTTGGTGATGATGAGGAAATGACTGCATACGCTATGGGCGTACACAACAAGATTGTAAGAGAAGGTGTAGACCCTAGCAGTGATGAATACTACGAGACAATTAACTCTCGTATGCAAACCACCTTTTCTGATTATTTCGGAGAAGATGGACAAACAGAGCAAGAAACTAAAAAGCGAAAAGCTAATGTGGTCGCTCCCGCGTCGCGGAGCACATCACCTAAAAAGGTGAAATTAACGCGTTCACAAGTAGCTGTAGCTAAAAAATTAGGAGTACCGCTTGAACTATACGCCAAAAAGGTTGCTGAAGAGATGAGGAAAGGATAATGGCTGATAACAGATTAGATCGTGAATTAGAAACCCGTGAGAAAACTGCTCGTAAAACTGCATGGAAACGTCCAGAGGTTTTACCGTCCCCCAATCAAGAAGAGGGGTATGTATATCGTTGGATTAGGATTTCTACCCGAGGAAATGTAGACGC